CTTGGGTCCACATAGCGATGGGAAAGCTGCCCGCTTCGGCAAGAGATTCCCGCGGTCCCTTATCGTTTCCTTAATCTGGAGAGGCCGTTTAATAGACCATTTACTAATCCAGCGCGAGAGAAAGCCATATAGACTAAAACCGGGAAGGACTAGCCCCCCATAAGAAGGCGAGACGACAAGGTCGGCGGACAGCTATCCTTGGAAATGTGGTGAGGAAAGTGAATACTTTTCCCTGTAACATAGCTGTTCGTCGAGTTGTTAAATTAATTTTGCATAAAAGAAGAGATTTATTCAAGGAAGAAGCTTGTGTTCCAAAACTTTTCGTTTAAAATTTGAATATTCTCTCTAGATAAGATAAGGTAACGAGTTGTTTCTGATAACTCAGGAAACCTTGAAATGTCAATCTGTTGCGTGTTGAATAAGTCAAGCATCCAAGCAATACCTGCTGGATTAGGCTTAACCGATCTATCGGCATAGAATTGATATACGTCGCGGCATATATTGTATACCACGGGGTCGCAACCAACGGCAGCGTAAGCAATGCCAATGGCTCGAGCCATAACGCGTTCCGGATTCCAATTTCTTTCGGGGTACGCGAGTTGTGCAAGTAGTTTGTTTCGAGGGCGTGTGGGTAATCCACCTTTGATGATATAACCTAGGAAGTGAATATTCTCTAGAGAATTAGTCACAATAGATTTCTTATCATTGAGGATTGCGCTGAAACGTTTACTCGCTGAAGCCTTGAATCGAAGAAGGAAAGATGATTGATCATCGGGTCGGATATACTCTCGAATTCCAATAATTGAATCATCACCTAGGACCTTAATATAGATACCATCGGTATTAATTCCAACATCTTTGAGACAGGACAACAACATAACGACATTTACCATCGAGTCAACGATCTGTGTTTGAAACAAACCGCTAGCTAGTGATGAATGGCGACGCTGAACAATAGACCCGTCCGGTATGAGGAGGGGTGCGTCTGTAACCGCTTTACACATCCAGTTCCATAAGTTTTCGATTCTGCAGGGGTCTGTAGTTGAAGAGGGCGCGTTAATTGAATTAACATAGCCATTCTCGAAATCAAAGTAGTCTCGGATGATTTTGTGAATATCTCGTATCTGTGTAAATTTCATTCTTTTATCGAATTGTGACCAATCTAAGCATAATATAGTTTGTGGTCTATAATGCCATGTTGATAAGTCGTTAATTAAACGATATGCTCCACCGGTCATTGTTTCATAACCCCAGGCGATTGGTGTAAAACCAGTGCGAAGGTGTTTTGCGAAACTCCAGAGAAACATTAACTCGACTTGAACTATGATTTTAGGTACTCCGTATACTAATCGTATTTTGTCAGGGTCTCCAGCTTGAGCAAGGTGACTTCTGGCATGAGCAATCATGTTATAATAGAACTTGTTCCCTTTGTGTTGACTTTCTTTAATCATATGGACGATTGGTCGGTTATATTCAAATACATGTTCGAATAAATTTCCGAAACTCATACGTCGATGAGGAATGTCTCCAGCTAGGAAGCGTTCATTGATGAGTGACTTGAGGGACTCGTCCTGTGAAAAGGGCAACTCCACACTTGAATCGGTTGTCCAATTATATTGTCTTAAATCATTATAATGGACAGGTTTACAGGGCTTAGGGGGTTGAAATAATGCTTTAGTTTGTTGAAGTGCATCTAAGTAAGTTCTGTCTTGAACAACAACGTGATCAGGAACATTCAAACTTTCAATGTCTTTCATTAAAGCGTCAACCGAGAAGCTTGATCTGCGAAAACCATTAATAATTTCGTCAACTTCATTTGTCGGTAAGAATTTGTACATAGCTTTGACAACACTCGGAATAGGTCGCTCCACACCTCTAGGAACCTGGTAGGCTCTGGAAGCATTTGGCGGCTTTATCTGAATGAGGTTTGCCATGAGATAAATTAGCGTAGTAGAAGAAACTCTTGAGGG